CTATATTGAGTGGTTGTCTCATTGTCATCTTCTTGTTGGGTGTTTGTACATCTTATTACTTTTACATTTTTTACATTAACTGGAATATTTTTTGTACTAGGTGAACTGGGCTCGCTTTGAATATTATTTAACTTTTCAATTAAGTCTTTGAATACAGGGGATGTGTTATTGGAAATGGTGTACGTTGCTTGCATGAGTTATTATTATTATTATTAACTGTAGTATGTGTACACTATAGGTCATTCTTCTAAGTATTTTGGATATATGTTATATGGTCTCTCTATGGTATAAGAAGACTGAACCTCGAGTTAATTGAATACAATGTGAATTAGGAAGACTGTAAATAATATTATTCTATTATAAATATAGGAATAATAACAATGACTGAAGTACTAAGTATGACAAATGATGCTATAGCAACGTCCGCAGAAAATCAGGCAGCTACTGATCTTTCCCGAGGACAATTGAAATTATCCGATATTATTTTTATATTATCTCCAGAAAACGAGATATTTCATAATAAAACATTTTTCATTAACTATATTGATAAAGATAGTGCATTCATCGTTGATATCGATACAGGGAAATCCCATAAATTACGTATTCATAAAACGGGCAGTATTGGGGACGGAACCATTCAAACGATAAAAGTAGTGAGACGAAATGAAGAAGATGGTTATGCCCGACAAAATGGACTTCTTCCAGGAAAATGGTTAAATATTTATTTTAATGGAGACACGCCATTTGTTATAACCGCAGAAATTACTAACTTAGAAGAAGATATGATAGAACTTACTAGCTATCCAGATAATGAAGTGTTATTTATAAACTTTGGTTATAAGGGTGTCCCACATGATTTGCCAATCGATCGTTTTGAAATAAGAAACTCTCCTTCCAAAAAAATAGAAGACGATGAAGCCCAAGAAGATAGTATAGAAGATATAAATGATGATAATTTTGAGGAACAATATAACGAAGAGGGTTATGAAGAAGGTTATGAAGAAGAACAATACGACGATGAAGATGGTATAGACGAAACTTTAGAAACATCTGATATTTCAAATAATATAAATAAAGATGAAAATGCATTGGTTAAAAGTGTTCGCAATCAAAAGAGAACAAGACCCGAAAAGCTTGTTCAACAATATATAATCTCAGCAGATGAACGCATGCTTGGCGAGTTTCTTCCAGAAGTCACTACCCAGAAACGAAAGTCTGAAAATAAAGAAAGGTATGACATCCAGTTTCAAATAGACGATTTACTTGATGATATGGTAATGAAAAGCAAAATCAAAGGTGACATTTCACCTGAAACAATGCAGCGATTGAAAATGGAAACATCCAGGTTTGTAGAACTGAGAGATCAGTTTTCATTAAAGGACGAATATGGTAATGTTTTAAAGGCCAAGTTTCATAAAGCAGAGTGGAAACCCCTGATATCCATATTAGAAAAAATGGCTCATCCTGTAAGATGGATCGTACCTGTTGTAAAAAATATAAGGAGATTAGAGGCTGATATGGGCGAGGATGACAACATTTATGATGCCGAGTTTCAGCACAAGTTGGTGGATGAACTGTCTAGGTTAACAGATACCTATACAAAAGGTGGCAACGGGGAACTTATTAATCACTACAAGAAGTTTATCGATAGTATTTCAAGAACATTCCAGTCTTCAGTAGAGGCTGACCCCGAAGATAAAGACGTATTAACTTCTCTCAATGTACATAATGATTTGAATGTTGTGGTTGACAATCTTGGTAATTTCCGTTCAAGTTCTTGGGGGAGAACAAACCGTTACAACAAGACCCAACTAATAAACGAGTGTAGAATGGATAAATATAGATTACAAGAACCATCTAGCTTCTTGTTGGAGAGAGATGAAAATATGGAGAAGACAGACAGATCTTTGCGCGAGATGTCTGGAATGAAAGAGTTAATGTCAATTAAATCACTGATCACTCTTCCATATTCAGTGTCCAAGTTTTCACAGTATGATTTACCAATGACAGGATTACATGAAAAGATAGGAAGAGAGAACGCACTCACACTTTATTACAAGTTGCTATCATCAAACTCTAAAATACAACGCATTAGTATTGATAACTTTCAATCAGGATCAGGATACAATCTTTCAAACTATACCACTACAAATATGTACAAATTAAATATTCCAAAAGAAATGATGAATGATATGACGTCTTCTGAGATTTACTCGGCTTATTTACGATCAATTATTCCAAAAACAAAAAAGATTTTAGATATGATATCACCACATGCAACCCGTGCAACAAGTATGAATAAATATGTAATGTTTTTGCAGCCGTATTTTATATACCAATCTGATTTAACTTTCTCTCATTATGAGAGCATTAGTGGTTATATTAGAAATAACATCAAAGAATATATAACTGAGTATACGTCTCGGCTCAAAGAATTCCGTAGATTAAAAGGGTTGAGAAGTACATCTAGTTACAGCAACAAAAAAATCAAAAACTTGGTTGATGAAGGTATGCAGAATGACATTTTTGAAAAATATAATAAATCAAATAATAATTACTCGACAAGCGAATATTTGTCTCGTATTATTCAAATAGATGGTGGTCGTCTCTTTTACGATGCGATAACAAAAAAGAATATTGATAAGTTGTTACACAATGATATGCACAACACACTACAGTCTATTTATCAAGAAGACAAGTCTGTAAGTGAAGACGAACCCGAAAAATGCACTGTATATATGATGACAAAACAATATCTCACAAGGGAAGAAGTTTCTTCAGATAATGGAATGGAAATATACTACGATAAAAAATATGATACAACAGATTACGGTCTTCTGATTAAGAAAAACGAGTCTCATGTCAACACAGTTGAGAAGTTTTCTGCACAATATAATCGAATGACGCCTGATGAGTTTTTTGATTTTATTCGTGAAAAAGTTGCAACTCAAGTTCCAAACGGAACTCCCGACATAGACTACTTGACCGAAACTCTGATAAGGGGAAAAAGAAGGGTTCGAGAGGGAGAATATGCAATGCTATTTGATACATCTACCGATGAACAGAATTATTATATTCGTAAGAATAATGTCTGGAAGAAAGATGATAGTATTACAAATAGTTCCCTGTTTGTTACATCTGCGACTGATTGTAATTTACAAAAAGAGTGTATATCCCTTGTTCAAGAAGGATTAGACGCGAAATGTAACACAAAAGATACAAGCAGAAAAGATATACGCAATACTACGCTGAAGACACTGATTGGTCTACTTGATGCTCAATACTTTGCAACAAAAGATGAGCTTATTCAATACATTGATACTAAATATATTCGCGATTACGAAAATATTGATGTTATCAAAGCACGACGTGTTCATGATTTATGTAAATATGATGACTACCAATACAGAGAAGGATTAAAGGCTATGAATGTGATGACTGATATTGTAAAATCTCCTCATCTTAATTTGATGCAGACTATCTTAAGTCAAACCGATAATGGTAAAAAATATGCCGATCTTATTTATTTTATGAACAACTATACCGAAGAACACACAAACCAAGAACTGGAAAAAGGTGATCCGAAAGAAATGTTGTATTGTAAAAACACAAAAGTGCCTCTTATTCCTTTATACTACCGAACTCTGGCTAGTGCATGGTTATTAGATGACGGGAACTTTTCAAAACCTAATTTCATGAATGCATTGGATATAATTATTCGAAAATATGGAAAGGATGACGGAGATGCATGGGTAGATATGAATAGCGGAAGAGAGATAATTAAAAAATCATTTGATGAAGACGAGGGTTACGACGATGCGGGAAGGAAGAATGTAACTAGGGAAGCTGCAACTGACGATTTTGAAACAAAATATAGTTCACATATTGAAAAGGTTTCACAACTGAAAAAACTATATAATAGCCCCGAAACTCGTATTATGTTTAACATAGTAGTTACTCTATCAAACGTGATGAGCATACAAACTTCTAATTTAGTAGAGTTTATCGTCTCTCTTGCATCATCAATACTTCAAAAACCCAATGTTCTTCCAGGAGAAAGCGAATATAGGGAAGAATCAAAACGCAAGGCAAAAGAGGGTGAAAAGTCGGTTCCTTATAAATATTTGTATGATCACACTATCTTATACTTAACAGTTGGTGCATTCATAATAGGAGTTCAAACATCTATGCCTGGAATAGTCACAAAAAAAACATATCCAGGATGTATCCGATCATTTAATGGTTACCCGTTCGATAATTCTGGGGATTATAGTAGCATTGATTATCTTGCATGTGTAGTAAAAGGCACTGCATCTTCTAGTGGAGTGTGGAAAGTCGTTCAGAGAAAAGATATCAAATCAATCTCTAAGACTATCATTAAGACAATAGATCAGCATTACATAAATGATATTCGTGTCAAACAAAAGATACACGACAAAGTTGTGTATTTGATTGATCATCCAGATGAAGATGTTCCCGAAAGTTTGAGCATTTCTAGATGGACAACATTTCTGCCACCAGTAACCGAAATTAATACATCTAAGATCGAGAATATCACAGAAGAGTTTCGAAAACTTTTCATAGATGATTTGAAGGTCGGAAGTCCAGCACAATGGAAAAAACTAGGTGTTATTCAGGGGAAGCTTCTTTATTTCTCTCTTTATCCTCAAAGCTCTATTCGAAAATTTTTATTGAACGAAGCAAAAGGCACTGACAAAGAGACTATAGTAAGTCAAGGGAAGCTTATACCATTGTTTGAAAATGGCCGTGTTGCATCGTATGGTCAAATGGATACATTTTCCAAGCCAGACTGTGAAATAGAAACTTCAAATAAAGTTGTTCGAGTTCTTGAGAATGTGATACGAGACAATAAACTTTTAGGAAAAGCAAAAATCATGACATGTAGCGTTGATTCAAAGAATGTATATGCTCCACTTAGAAAAACATTTAGCGAAGAAACCATTTACTTGGCATTTATCAGTATATGCGAGTTTTCTAGATCTAATGTCAATCTTGATAAAGATATACTCCCAATTTGTGGAGATAAACCCGAAAAGTTTAACAAATCCGACACATTATCAGAAAGAATAAGGAAATTAAAACAAGAAAATCATGTATATGACAGCAAACAACTAGAACGATTACTCAGAGCCAGTAGTTTTAAAAACAGCGTTAGTGTCGATATGAACGATGCCACGGTTACTCAATTAACACATATTGTAAATACATTAGAATGCATTGGATCGGATAATAAGTATGATATACTCAAACGTCATCTAGAGATTATACTTGATAGTTTTGAAGTAAAACTAGACACAGGCATAACTGAAGAAATACGTAGTCTTCGAAACTATCTGGGACAACAAAATGAAGAATTATTTGATCGAATATCGGGGTTTATTGAAGATAATATTTCATTAGATCCAAGTGAAGTAAGAAACATGAATATATTGTTAAAGAGTATTACATCATGGAGTGCGGGAGAGAAGAATATAGGATCTATTCAAGTAGCACAATATAACTGTTTTGAGTTTGTGAAACGATATGTAACAAATATTACACACATATTTCCTGAAATGATAACAAACGCAGTTCCTCACGAAGAGGCATGGTCTAGAGCAAAAGATGCTGAAAAAAGGTTAGGATTATCTAATCTTGCAACAAATACAATCAACGAGAGTAATCACGCGTATTATAAACATTTAGAAGGCTTCTATAATAATCCTGTTTTGAAACACGTACTTGTAAAAATAAGAAATGAGTGCATAACACTCATGAAACTTGTAAAACATACTCCATATTTCTCAAGCGTTGATACAGGATCGACCACAATTTCATCTGTATTAGATATAGATACCTGCAAAATGTTGTTTAAATACTATATGTTAAACGCTTTGGAAACATATGTCAGATTATCAGAAAGAAAAGAACTCATCAATACCGATTTAACCGAAAACTATGGAATAGAAGAGCTTAGTCGCACAGAAGATGCGGCAATTCCAGAGGTTGACCCAAATATGCTAGAAAGCGATATGACAACTCTAAAGAGTGAAACCGCGAGACTTTTATATGGCTATTTGATAACAATGCAAAAACATCGCAACGCAATTGACATCACTTACATGCAAATATCAAATACGAACTTTCATACAAGAGAGTCTGAAAAACAGATGATAACAACAAGGTTAGAAGAACTAGAAGAACAGGATCAGCTTGATTTAGATAATATCATGAAGGTTATGAAACTTGGTGTTTGGAACAAGGGTCTGGCAAAAGGGTTGAAAACATTTGTTAAAGAAACATACGATGACGAAAGAATGTTTAGAGAAAAAATGCAAGAAGTAGAGAAAAATGTAAAGAACAAATACCATAATGCGGTAACAGATGAAAACTACGAGCAAATGAAAGACGACTATTTAGACGAGCTAGACAGAGAGATGGATCAAGAAAATGACGATAATGATTTATCTGGATTTAAAGGAGACGATGAAAATGGAGATTATGGGGGACACGAAGAAGAGGATTTTGGATACCTCGACTAAAATCGTGACTAAGTAAAATATAGCTTGTGTATATTATCATTTTTGTTTATATTGATAATATATACGATGGTCAAAAAAGAAATATTAGAAAATCCAGCATACTACTCTATAGTTCTCTTTATTGGATTTTTTTTTGCGATTGTTTATGGATACCCAAGTCTGGTATTTGAAGAAGACGGAAGTATACGACAGTTTGGTGTTGGATTTAGACGCAAGACAGTATTTCCTATGTGGATGCTAGCAATTTTCCTAGGAATTATAAGCTATTTACTGGTTCAAATGTACTGTTTGCGTCCAAAACTAATGTTTTAAACAGTATATAGTTTGACATCATACCAGTGCCAATACAATATTTTTATATAACAATATATCATTATATAAAAATAGAGAACGAATTATCCTTTATAAACAACTGATTTATCTTTCTTTTCCTGGTCATCCTTCATTGATTGCTGGGTGTCATACTCACCTGCATGTTCTTTCACTTGTGATAACGATGTAACACATTCTTGTTTCATAAGCATTGTTTTTACTACAACTATCAAGAGTAACATTGTGTAAATATACCAACAACACTCGCCTATATTATCGCGTAAAATGACCTGTTCTAGAAGTTCACATTTAAGTGGTGCATTTGCAGTTCCTCTCATTTCAGGTTTCATGACAGGGATCATCATCTTCCACATATTTTCAAAGTTTTCAGGAGTGATCTGATTAATCATTATACTCGTGTTCCCCACAAGTTTAAGAACTGCATCAGACGCTTTTTCAAGTAAATGTGCATCCTCTTTATCTGTTTCTTGCGTATTCTCTATGGTTCGGTCTACTTGTGCATTTCCAAGAAGTTTCACTAAAATAGTATTAGATGCTCGGTACACTGCATAATAACCAATCACGTTTGAAAATGCTCCTTTAAATCCAGGAAATATTATTAACACCAGCATAAGTCCTCCAAAAATTAACAACCACGGAACAAATGTGCTTACGAATACTTTTCCAATATTTTCACCGATTGATCCTCCACATTTATTCTGAAATCCAAGAAGATTTACAATCATGTGTATCAAAAAAAGAATAACAAACAACACAATCATCATGATGTACTTTTGTTTGGAAAACTTTGCAAACTTGTTAAGGTCTCCCATAATATCGACCTTTAAAACTGGTTTAAGAAACATGTAGTAAAGAATAATAACTACAAGAGACAATAAGATTGTCAATATCGAGTTGTCTTGCGATTTATTTTTCTTGGAGGTAGAACTGTTTTGCGAGTTTATTTTGGCCATGTGTTTCTATGTATATGTAATGTGTATAAATTATTATGATATTATAAAAGTAATTATTATGGATATCGAGTTCACTAAACCAACTTTAGTGGAACCTGGAACTAAATATTTTTTAAACGAGACGCTTGCAAGGTGCTCAAAGTTCAAAAAGAACTATTATAATGATATGGTTAATATCATAGTCACAATAACAATTATCTCCACGATAGGGGGATTTTTGTATTATAAATACAAAGGAAAACCTACTCCTGCAGAAAAATTGCTAAAAGAACGAGATCGAAAACATTATATATTGTCTAGAATCAAAAATTATCAAGACGTTAAGAAAATGGAAAGCCAAACACTTATTTCAGGACTTCCTGGATGGGAAAACGAATACGATCAAATATAAACAAACGTCGCTCAACATTGTTGATTGAAGAGAAATACATTTATAAAAATATCTTGTTATATTAACATGACCAGCTATTCAAATAGTGATAATTCTGAAACTGAAAGAATGTTAGAGGAACGTTTCGATTTCGGTGAAAAAGTAAATAAATATTATGAACTGAAGTCCATATACGAGAATACAATTCAAGAGAAAAAAAAGAAAATTAAGAAGAATGGGATAATACTAAGATGGTCTAAAAAAGAGTTAGCGGATGCTTTCCAAAAATATACTCCAAAATGTGTAAGCTGTTTTCGTGATGTAGGGTCGGTATTCGAAAAAAAGAAAATAGACGGGGTATATCATCTCACTGCTAGATGTGGTAGCGAAGAAGAGCCGTGCCAACTACACATCGATATACAAATGGGTGACATAATGAACGTATATAAAATGAAAAAAGAGAATGAAAAATTAATGAAACAATATATTGACGAAATTATCATCATCAAAAACGACGAATTATTTAGTTTTATAAACGAAGAATTAGCAGTTGATAGATGGACAAGTGTGAATGAAAAATTAGACGATGTGGTTGAAGAATATCGAGAAGTGCTGACAATGTATCTCCAAAAAATTAACAAGTCTGAAAACAAATCGCGTATAGAATCTGCAAATAAACAACTATCTGAACTAATTGTAACAAGTAAAAAAAATATATCTAGTTTTCATTCAGCAGGTAACAGCAAGTTTATTAGGGAAACCGTCGAAATATATGTAAACGAAATATTGCCACTTATCCACGAACTAAACTCTTTACAGTACGAAAATATGATGATGGACTATGACAAAGAAACTAAACAGCATCAACTTGTTCAAAAAACTATCGCAGTTGATACGTTTCATCTTCATGGAAATACGGAAGTTATTCGATTTGAGGTAGGAAAGCAGTTTCAAGCAAAAACACAAATGAATAAGGGAGAAAGGGAAGCCGAGTTTAGCCAAGGACCCTTAACCGATAATATTGTAGATATGTCCATGCGAAACGCAATAGAAAGTGACGATGAAGCTGATATAATTGAAGAACCCGACAAACAACTAACTTCCACTGGACAACTTCCTATGCAACCGATTACGTTACAGCCAGACAATGAAGATCTTTCACTAGAAAGTGATGCAGAAAGTGACGCAGAAAGTGAAATGAGTGAGGCATCATTTGACGATGAACCACTTCCCTCTATTAAAATTGGAATGGAAATTGACAGTTCATCTAGTGATGGATATATTCCACCTCCTCCACCACTGGAAGAAGACCAAGAAGAAACTGAATAATTACATTAAATGTCATTTTCTATTATTTTCTAATATTTTCTAATATTTTCTAATTATACATATATACATACGAATATAGGTATAATTATAATAGTTGTAGATGGCGTATAAAAAAACAATGAGATTATCGTCTAAAAAAAAATCCACAAGAAAAACAAGATCTACTGCTACTAAACGAAAAACAAATAAGAAAAATAGTAGAACACATAAATCTAAATCTAAATCTAAATCTAAAAAGAATAAAAAAGCTTTTAGAAAGACAAAATCGGGCACTCATAGAAATAGAAACCAACATCAAGGCACAAAAAAATACAAGGGCGGAAGTGACCCTTCTCGTCAACCCCTAATTAATACCAATACCAATCTTCCACCACCTACCCCTCTCCTTATAGATATGGACGAGGACGACACACATACTATAACGGAATCTGAACTTGATGCTATGGAATCTGCGTTAGATGACAACTCATGGGCAGAAGATACTGTAAACACAACATATGATGGTGATACTACAAGAGAAGATATCAGCGATGACGAAGACGAAGACGATGACCCATTGAATACCGCATTCATTCTTGAGGAACCCGACGGTGAACTTTAAATAAGTAAACAAACATATATCAACAATTATGGTGGTTGATATATATTTTTGAGTATTTACATTACTGTAATAATTAATAACTACCACCCCCTGTATTCGCTATACTAGCACGATTACGCAACCCTGCTCCAAGTAAATCAGTGTTACCTGGATATTTCATGTATTCGGTTGTAATAATTTCGCCTTTTTCCACGGGGGAACCGTTAGTATTTAGCGTTGTAGCATAGAAATTGGGCAGATTACCGCCACCAGTGGATAGTATGACACTTTTCCCGTCTGGATGATAATTAAAGTTCTTCAAATCTGCCGATGTATTCGTAGAAACGTATTCTCTAGGAAACATTAAATACGTTTTCTCGTTCCTTACATCATATCCGTATTTTTCTAGTTCTAGTGAGTCGACCCATATTCCAGCTGATTTATTTTCGTATAGAAATAGGTTCGTTTCAACTTCTGGATCATTTGTAGTTGTAGGTCGAACTGTTGCAAACGATATATACAGATTTTCAACGTCAGTTTCGTTATTATTAAATGTTCCGTGAATAGTATATTCTATAGATACACTTTTGTTTGGTGTGGAATTTGTCAACACTCTTATAAGTTTTGCACCTATAAGATCTGCCCCAGATTTTAGACCAGGTAGCTGATATATCTCCGGTTGGCTACTTAGCCCCTGTGGTGGATTTACGTTAGGAATTCTAGAACTATATCCAATACCGTAATAATTTCTTGTCAAATCCCAGGGTTGGTCCTGTCCAGGAACTGTATCACCATCAAGTCGACTGAACTTACTAATTCGTAGACCACGAATACCATACACGCTAGTAGATACAGGAGTTCCACCCGCTCTATATTCATCTACCCTTACTACAAATCTTGTTTCTGGTATTATATATGCAACCACTGACCAGGTGAGCTGTGAAGTGGTGCTATCATCAAATATCTCCTCTGCTTTTACGACTTGTTGGCCGATAGGAAACACCGCACTGGTAATTGTTTTTCCATTTGCAAGAGTATATTTTGTTTTGTAGTTGTAACCATACACACCTGCTTCCCGGATCATTGCGTTGGTCGGTATATCTTTAAACCATGTCCCAGTATAGTTAGAGGTAGCCAAATATGTTGCAGTTATACGATCAGTGCTGCGTTCTGTCTCAAGATCATACACAATGTCAGTTACATCAGTTTCCCCTTGTTCCGTGCCAGTTACTTTATATACTTTTGTCATATAATGATAATTTACCGCATTGGTAGTGGCATTTATATTTATAAGTTTACTCCACCCGTCTGCCTGCACTCCTGTGGAAAAATCAGATGTCACAACAATAGATCCTTGTGCATTGTCTGCATATGTTTCACTTGTGCCATAATTATACCCAGTTATACTAAATCCTGGATACGCACTAAATCCGTTTTGATTATCTAATATTTCTATCATTTTCATATTCGTAAAAGCAGTCAATGATTTAAACATAAATGATCCATATGTTTTGAATTCAATATCATCCCCATTCATTCTAAAGTCGACTTTATTTGGAGCGTATATGGTTTCATATGTAAAACTCTTGTTGTTCGAGCCAGGCCCTCCTTCGCCAGCTATGCTTGCATCAGCAGTATACTTAAATGATCCCTGAAGCCATCCCTGCGTTCCAGATGATAAAAACTGATCAATGGTAGCTCCAGTTAATATAGGATTGATTGTAGTGTTTCCATAAGTATAGGTGTATGCTTTGTCGATATTCACTCCCGACTCATTAAATCCCACCGCAAGCTTATCTCTGTTTTGTGACGTGGGACCATTGTACGAATATCCGTTTAACCATGTGATATAATTTGCAAGTATTTCTTCATCTTTTCCTGTCACTGGAGGTTCAGAACTAGGACGCTCATCGAGAACCATTTGTGGGTATAATTTAAAAGAGTTGGCCGGATTTACATCAAACCAGTTTGTTAAGTACTCGATATAATATGGAGTTGTTGTGTTATTTTCAGGTTTCATAAATACACTATCGTATCCTGTTATTTCAAACGTATGTTTTGTAATTGCACTTCGCTGTAATCCATTTCGTTGAGAGTATGCCTGAACCGTGACACGTCCACTTGAATAGTCAGCTTGATGCACTCTTAACGTTATATAGACGTGTTCGCCTTGTTTCTGTTTGTCTACAAACTCATTTGTCGTTCCCCAGTTATTTGTTGTCCAGTAGTGAACCGTCTGTTCTGGATCTGCTTTAGACAATAAAATAAACTCGATCGGACCTTTCAATCCGTTAACCAACTCGCTTGTATTTGTTCTATCTTGTTCTGTGGTCACTGCATTATAATAGTTTGTTTTTGTCATATTCTTAATGTCTAGGTTGGCAACATTAATATCATATGCGGTGGTTCCTGGATCTAATTTATTGTAGAACTTGTCCATAAATACTGGAGGAGGGGTTATTTCGTCGGAATAGAAGTTAACTGTGTTGCATGGAAGAGACGTATCATTTTGATTACTAGCATCGATATAATTTACACTTTTATACGGTGTTGGACAAGAAACCGCATTATTTCCTACACAACTAAACCCGAACTTATCTAAACACCCAGTTCTTCTATATATTGCATTTCGAGTGTAATCGTTCAACATAGTAGCTTTTGTGTTATATATGCGATTATAGCGTAGCTTACTATCATTATTATAGTTTACTATTGATGACATAATATAGTATATAATAACAAAAAATATGCATACATAAAACATGTCTTATTTTATGTATGATGAAATATAATTTATGTAGCAAATGCCAACCCGCAGTTTCCAGAAGCAAAATGCAGAACGTTATACATTTCTTGAAATATAGTGAGATCGTAATTATAATCGTACAATCTCCATGTTGGTTTATTAATGCCTACAAAATCTCCCGTGTCTGGGTCGCAAATAGCCAATGATTGTGCGTGTGGATCAAGCGGCGGAACGGTAGTATTAAGTTCTAATTCTATTTTGGCGACACTTGTTAGATTTGCTGCTCCAGATGGCTGAAGTTGAAATATAGTATCATTCGACGAAAACATATAACAGTACAGCCCGTCGATCGCATCGGATCCAGTTTTTGTATATTTTTCTAAGTAATTGAATGTTGTTTCTGGTAACAAGTTTTCTCTGTAGTTTCCATCAAATAATATTGCAGCACTTTCTAATATTGCCTTCTGATTTTCTGGACGATAGTCCCCCGTGATATGCCATCCAGTGAGGTTTCCATTTGCATTCACGCCTGGGCCGATATAAAGTTGTTCAACCACATCACTATTAGAGTGTTTTCTAAAAATAGGATGCGTTGTATTCGATGAGGTGGTTTGTGTTTGACTAGATGCTCGGTATATTTCATAGGGTATGTAATTATACGGCCAGTTTGTTTTATTCGCCCACTCATTACGCATAAAAATATCGCTACGTTTTAAGAAAAACATGATGTTTGGTATCAGCCCTAGAGTGTCTAAATTAAACTTGACTGATCCAGCCACATTCTTTATGTTGTACTCTTTTACTTGCTTAATTAGATACTTTTGTTCTCTTTGAAAAAATACCCTTCTTTCTTCATCTGACAAAAATCCATAAGTGCACATCAAATGAACATCTGCGTTCCATAGTGTTCGCGTGTCGTCATACGAATCAGTAGTTAGTTTCACATCTGGCGGTGTTTGTAGAAACCTGTAAAATTGCATATGAGTTTGATTGAAGTTGGGTGCAACATACGGGTAATTATGCAGGTTATCAATGACATCTCTGATTTTAAATATTTGCTGTATTGGTCGAAATGTTACATGAACAAACAGTTCATTATATTGAAGGCTTGCAAGGGGGACTGCATTTTGCGATTTTAGCGAAAACCATGCATTAAGTGGAACAACAAGTTGTCTTCCGCGTATCGATGGTTCTGCCCCATTTTCACTGTCTGTATAGAATGCATTTGGGTATGTGTTTACGCGTGCTCCAGAGTTTGCAGGATCATTCATTTCTGGTACATGTCCTATCATTCTGTAAAAGAGGTCTTGTTTTTCTTTTGGAAAGTCTCTCTGGACCACAGATAAAATATATTCACCTGAATATTCTTGTAGAGTATAATTTCCGCAGGTAATGCTTACTTGTTCAATCATCATTGCTCCTAGGTAGTCGATCCATTTATACTCATAGGGAATCCACCGCCCAGCATTGTCAACCGGATCTGTGCTGTTTGTAGTTGGCGGCATAATGGGAGACCAAATGCTTGGCATATTTATAGACACATATGCATCCATTAAAAGATCGGCGTGTCTTGGTATTTTAAACGACATCTTTGATTGCTCATTTAGTCTGAGGCTTTTTGATCCATTGAAATCGACCCTAAATTTTTGCATAGAAAAATCAGTGTATTTACTGTATGCAAACTTGAAGAATGATTTTGTTGGATTACCTGTTAATATATTTCCAGCCTTTCCTTTGGCTTTTAATTGCATTAGTCCACCAGGCATAGTATATGACTAAGATGACTTTTAAACTTATTATAACTAGAGATATTAATGTATTATGTTTAATATGATTGTATATTAGATAGTTAGTTATCGGTGTCAGATTGTTTCATTCATTCATTTCATTTAATTCAATTACATAACTATTCATAAATATAAATCTATTTGTACTGTAATATGGATAGTTCACAAAATACGAATGATATGTTAGGGGGTGTTATAGACAAGGTAAAAAACGTAAAGGAACAATCTATTGTCATTATTCTTGCTATTATGATAGTAGGCATTATCGTGTCTCTGGTTATATTCTACTATCGAATTTTCACTTTAGAAGATAGAAAGTGTGATCAATACGACGAGATGTATCCATCTGTTAATTCGCATATGAGATCAATTGACAATTCAGAAAGTTTTAAGTTTATGTTTAGAGATTACTATATTAAGACGGCTGCAAATTGCTGTAGCACCGGAAAGATTAAGAACTCCATGGTATCTACATGTGGATTACGCAACGTGATAAAGGATGGTGTCCGCGGACTTGATTTTGAGATTTATTCAATGGATAATCAGCCTGTTGTTGGAACATCTACTCTTGATAAATACACTGTTAAGGAAGTATATAATAGAGTATACTTTAAAGATGCACTAGGTGTAATTATAAATTATGCATTTTCTCGGGGAAGCTGTCCAAATCCAGATGATCCAATTGTCATTCATCTTCGTTTTATGAGCAATAATCGAGAGATGTATGAAAACATGGCAGACATATTCAAACAGCACGAAAATCGACTTCTTGGAAAGAAGTATAATTTTGAAAATAACTACGAAAACTTTGGCGAGACACCGTTGTTACGTTTGAAACAAAAGATTATTATTGCAGTATGTAACACGAATAAGTTTTATAGAGATGTAAAACCATTTTATAAATATGTAAATGTCGCAAGTGGATCAATGTTTATGAGATATTTAACGAATACTCAGGTCCGCAACGTTCCTAGCGTTGCAGAATTAATTAAATATAACAAACAAAACATGTCTATTGTGATACCCGACCGAGAACTAGACAGTCCCAATCCAGGAAGTGTTGCGTCGCGAAAAATGGGGATCCAACTAGCCGCAATGCAGTATCAAAAAAATGATACATCTCTACAAGAAATAAGAGAGTTCTTTAATCGTGCAAATACTGCGTTTGTATTGAAGCCCGAGAACTTAAGGTTTGTTCAAAAATACATTGCTGCCCCAAAGAAACAAGATCCCAAGTTGTCATTCTCTACAAGAAGTGCACATGCACAGGGAATGAAGTTCGATATTTAGATGACCGAATATTTGTATTATATATTATTTTCACTCACTAATATATACTACACAGACGTATTTATTATAAAATATGAAATCGAAACATCCTACATGCGACAGTAAGATGACTTATTCTGAATGCGAACTTACTATATTACGCAGTGCCGTAGATAAGGCGGACGAACAAAAGGGCAAACGTATAGTAAACTCGCCAGAAGTCCAACGCATGATCCAAATAGTCGAAAAGTTTTTACAAAAGAAAGAACTCATTTGCTACGGAGGAACAGCAATTAACGCACTTCTTCCAAAACAGGCACAGTTCTACAATAAAGAGACTGATTTAGCAGACTATGATTTTTTTAGCACCAACCCAGTTGAAGATTCAAAGGAATTGGCTGATATCTTTTCCAAGAATGGGTTTGACGAAGTGGAAGCAAAGTCTGGGCAACATCACGGAACATACAAGGTATTCGTTAACTTTATAGGTATGGCGGATATTACCTATCTACATAAAGATATATACAAAGAACTCAAAAAAGATGCGAAGAAGGTAGATGGCATATACTACTGTCCGCCTAATTATTTGCGAATGTCGATGTATCTAGAACTGTCTCGGCCAGAAGGCGATGTTGGTCGATGGGAAAAGGTATTGAAGCGACTTACTTTATTAAACAAATATCATCCATTAAATATAACAGAATGCAAGGCAGTGGAGTTTCAACGTGCACTTTCAAAACAACACGAATACACGGAAGATGAATCTGAAAAAATATACAATACGGTAAGAAAGACCCTTATTCAAGAAGATGTGGTGTTCTTTGGTGGTTTTGCAATTTCTAGTTATTTAGATTACATGCCAGCTAGCACAAGACGTAAACTTCAGAAAATACCCGATTTTGATGTGTTTTCGGAATCGGCAGAGACAACTGCAAGAATTGTTTATGAAAGGTTGAAAGACAAAGGCGTGAAAGGTGCGAAAGTAGTTAAAAAAGAGTGCGTTGGTGAAGTGATTTCTGCACATTATCAAGTCATTGTTGGAAATAATGATACAGTAGCGTTTATTTACGAGCCAATGGCGTGTCATAGTTACAATAAAGTGCGAATTAACAACTTGTCTGTGAAGATAGCTACCATTGATACAATGCTAAGCATGTATTTGGCATTCTTATTTTCAGGTAGAAAATACTATGATCTCAATCGTTTGTTATGTATGGCTAACTTCTTATACAAGGTTCAAGAGAGAAACAGACTGCATCAAAAAGGAGTGTTAACGAGGTTCAGTATTAATTGTTATGGATATCAGGAAACTATAGAAGATATGAGATCTGAAAAAATGAAAATGTTCGAAAAACTCAAGTCTGATCGCGGATCAAAAGAATACGAAGAATGGTTTCTAAAATACAGACCTTGTGATAAAGTGAATACTAAAAAAACTCAAAAAACAAAAACAAAAAAACTTAAAACGAAAAAGACAAAAACAAAAAAGACAAAAACGAAAAAAAATCAGAAAAATAAAAAGTGATTTACACGCAATAGTGCTGAATAAACAGTGTGTATATATCTTCTAAAATCAGACGCGTTGCTTTTCCTATAAAAGATGCCAATATGTCGTCTCCCATGTTTTTTGTTAAGTACAATATCATACTTATCAAATAGCCAAATATCACGATTAACCATTGTTTCACTTTATTTTGAGCTCTCACTATCAATGGCATATTATCTTTAAAACAACACATCTGGGTTGGTATTCCTGTCATAAAAAAATTATGAACGTCAAGTGTCCCACCTAGAACACGATGTATATTATTTGTTTCGTTTTTCACACTAATCGTAGATGCAAGTGTGCCTATATTTGTGTAGTTAACAAGCGAAATACATAACATTTTTCTCTCTTTCTTCTCCTTAAAAAAATAGGGCTGTTGCCCATCAATATATCTTCCATGTCTTGCAATGTTTTTATCAATAATAAAAGGAATATGGGCTGATCTTGCGATACACTCAAATACGTCTTCGTTTGATTTATATACACAACGGACACGTTGCTTACATCGTTTTACATCATAATATGTTATAAAAAGACGGTTATTTAAAAGCTTATATAAGTTATCGTCGGTCACATCTGTAATTATTTGGAATATATCATTTAATACTTCAAGTGTTCCGTCTCGTTTGAATATGTCTAGTCCTCGACGATATATTTCCTCAAACAAGTCAAGACGCCCTATGATATATAACAGCGAACATATTGTGCTAATACTGCATGCCGAAAATCTACGCAGTTTTATCATATTTTTTTCTTCCATTTCTTTCAAAAAATAGAGTATTCCTACAACATATGAACCATTAAATGCACCTCCTTCTACAATTAAATCCATATTCATTGTTTTTCCGCTGTGAAATAAATCTTTTGGCATTGTTTCAAGTAATCTTAATATGTAATTTTTTATCATTTATAAGATATTAATATAGTGTTTATACTATACAATGTGTAGCTACCTTGTATAGTGATAGAAATGTAGGTTAAAATACTTATTGTGACAATAACTATACTAGAAATCTGTAAATTATTGTTGTTTATTACACATAGCGTGACTTTTGTTACATAGTTTTTACTTTTTATGAGGACATGTATCGCAAGGATATGTGAAACATTTATTCGTTTCCCTGTGTGATAGATATTCCATTTTTTGCTTTTTGATAGATTCCATACTACTGAGTTTTCTTTCACATGTACACCCATCACATGGTTGATATTTCATAGCAACATACGTTGCTCCTGCTCCAATAATTGCCCCAGCACTAATTGCTCCTAGTTGCTGTTTTGATTTTTTGTCCATTCTATGTATTATGCACAAAAAATAATTAATTCTGTAATTCATAGTCGATTTACGCGTATTTTACAACACGACGAAGAATAAATATAATAAGTGCAATAAGAATACTGTTAAACATGATACCATATGTATTTATATTGTAGTCTTCGCCGAATAAACCAGGTATAAGTCGACGTTCGTATTTTTTAAATGCTGGAAGCTGAAACAAAAAATAAATGATCATGGCTATAAGAGGGGTTTGTATTTCCTCGTAAATATCCTCAATTGCAAGCTGTTTTTCAATTGTAGTCTCTCTTTCCTTGATAATATTTTCTGTTGTTTGATAGTCTTTAATATAATCTGCGTTTTCATGTTTCGGGATATAATTTGCAGTGACTTCTACGTCAGCAGCAACTCTACTTTCATTAATTGGGATGTCGCGTGTTGGTAATTCCGTGCTTTTGGTCTTCGCCATTTTTTGTATACCAGAAACAAGTTCAGCGATTGTAGATTGTGATAACTCAAGACCTCCATTTTCTTTTTCAAGTGAAGGTTGTTGCGGAGATGGCTGGGTATTTGAAACTACACGGTTCTGTTCTGTTGCGGTTAGCTGTATGTTGCCACCTACACTTCCACCCCCTGCAGGATCTGTCGGTAAAGAAGAAATGTTAGTTGCAGAACTCATACTATCTTATTAGATAGATTGTATGCAAGATTTACGCAAGACGACTAAATAAAATACTATAACTACTTAATTATACTAACTTATAGTTTTCTTGATTTTTTTTTATTTTTTCTTCTTTTCGATAATGTTTTTTTTCGTTTACCTCCTGTCGTGTTTGCAGTATTTGCATTTATTTCATGAGAACGATTTATTCCTCTTGGATAGTTAGTCTGGATCCATTCGGGGGTTATTCGCGTGCGTGTAATAGGATTTGTTCGATGACGCTGTATCCACGTGCGTAAGTTTTCTCTGTCATAGCAATAATGCGTGCTATCTTCAAGTTTGACAGCACGTTCAATAGATAATGGTTCGTATGAAATATGATCGATTATTATTCCATCTTCTTTATCACAATCCTGATAATCTTCGGGGTTCATCATAGGTATGGGTACATCTAACATTGCTGGTCGTAACTTTTCAAGTATACTCGCGTTCTGTCCATAACGAACCGCAATATCGTAAGCTGTAGTCCCGTTGCTGTTTACCCTCATTGCATCAGCACCATATGAAAGAAGTGCATCAACAATGGGCTCTACTTCGTTAATATATGGGCTTTGTTGTGAAGTACCTACTATAGTCATAAGAGGCGTATATTCCGAGTCATCTTGTGAATCAACTTCAAATACACCTTCCCCCATTTCAGGATTAGCAAGTGTGCGTAGTATACGCAAACGCTTTCCTATATTGTCCGCAATAACGCCCCGTGGTTCAAACGCAAACAGTAATGATAATGCCGTTTGTTGATAATTATTTTTCATTGATTTGTCTGCTCCAAAATATAAAAGCATTTCAATCATATACACATCAACATTTTTGCATGCTATCATAAGAGAGGTTGTTCCTGTTGGATCATCACTTGCATTTACGTCGGCGGGCACATCGTCATAGGTTAATAATACTTCGGCAATATCATTGGTTCGCATCTCTACTGCAGTCATTAGTGGCGTGTAATCATTCATTGGATTAGTTGAGTTTATATCCGCCCCGCGGCTGATCCAATACCTAATCTCATCAACGCTCGCATCAGCAACCGCCTCGTGTAACATATAATTTGCATCCGATCCCCCATTTTTACTATATTTCGTTCTAGTGTTGGTCTTTTTTTTTATAGATCGTTTTCCCTTTTTCGATTTCGATTTCGATTTCGATTTCGATTTCTTACTAGAAGACATATAATAGAATATATATTATACTATACACAGATTGTATTTTGTATTCACAATATTATTCATTATTATATTTCTAATTATTCATAAAAATATAATAATGTGTCTACATCTCAACTGAACGAACATCTTTTTTACATTTTACGCTTTTTGCCTTAAATGTATAACACTTATTCCCTTGCTGAAAGGTATTTCCGTCAATCTCGCCCAGTTCAGGTGCTTTGAAAATAATACAGTTTCGCTCTTTACAAACTACTCTAAACATAGTAGCCAATCCAAATCCTAGAATTGCAGACATAATATGTTTTCCAGTTTCTGATTTAAAAAATTTTCCTAGTTCCATGTGAATAAAATGGAATGGTTATATGAATATATATATTAACATATAATTATTCATACCCGATTTATCTCTGTATAGGATAGGGTTGTATTTTTGAAGGATCACTTGGACAAGTCGTTTCTTTACCTTCGTAAACATAGCAGTTATCTGCACGGTCTTTGTATTGAACTCGCATCATATTATCTGGAGTAGGGTAAACAAACACCTCATGCATGTCCGCACCCCACAAGTAAACAAGAAGAAGTCCAAACGCGAAACTTATTAAAAATGTTTTTAGAGATAGATGACCACTAATCATTCGTCCTATATTACTATAGTCCGATAAATTAATTTATATTCCTATTCCTCTACTTCCAACGACACAGATTCTTCTTCATCAGGTTTGGCATCCGTCTTGTCATCAACTCGATACTGATCAATGTTCATAATACATGCGATTACATCGTTGTTTTCTGCATGAAGTGCCTTTATTGCAGTAGCTCGGTTACACTCGGTTTGCTCCATAATGGTTTCAACATCATCACTGCTTGCTTTTGCAGGTTCTTGACTATATATACCTTCTTGAACAGATTCCTCAGAAACGTATTTTTTTATGTTTTGAATAGAGTTGGGGACGTTATTTAATTCGTTAGCTAATGCATGAATAGCAGTCGTTTCATTGCATCCAGTTGCCTTCATGACGGTGTCAATATCAACACCCTGAATAGTGATTTCACGTGGCACGTTAGATCCATTATTTGCAGATGGTTGAACAGGAACATCATCACACTTGTGACTATCAATGTTCATGATACACGCGATTATATCTCCATCCTCCTTTCCGAGTGCGTTGATTGCGGTAGCTCGGTTACACTCGGTTTGCTCCATAATAGTTTGCACATCCTCTTCACCTACGTTTGCGGATGGTTGAACAGGAACATTATCACACTTGTGACTATCAATGTTCATGATACATGAGATTACATCTCCGCCTTCCTTTCCGAGTGCATTGATTGCGGTAGCTCGGTTACACTCGGTTTGATCCATAATAGTTTGCACATCCTCTTCACTTACGTTTGCAGACTGTTGGTTTCCAAGAGCTTTCTTCAAATCAATCTGATTGGACTGCGGTTGGTTCGTATATTTATGAATCTGTGATGGATGTGGTGCGAACTCTAATGCACATGTAAGTGAAGCAGGAGAACGCTCATGGTCGTTTATAATCAGATCCATTTGAACCTCGTGTTGACCAATAAACGAAAATATATTTTGAACGCTTTGTGGGTCAATGTTACACATGTTCTCTGGTTGTTTAATAATCAATCGTGGTTTATCAATTACAAGATTAACGACAGGAGGATGTTTGTCGGTATCTTCCATAGCTTTTTTGTCTTCTTCTGTCAAGAGATGTTTGATGGCCTTCATCTTGTGAACAAGTTGTCTGTTAATCTCAAAAATACGCGACATATCGCGACGCATTTTATCAACTGCTGCCTGTGACTCGGCCTGCACCTGTTGCACATCTTTACGCAACATTGTCTCGCGTCGGATTTCACCCATCTCGGCCATCTGTTGGTTTCGCATGCTTTCTATAAGGGCGGTCTGGTTTAGTACCTCGGGTTTATTTTTTATATCTCCAGGTGCATAGTCTGCAAGGATATCATCAATATCCTCTAAGAAAAACTTTTTTGCAGAAGAAGACTGCATAATGTGATCCACTGTAATATTCATATCGGGGTTACATGTAGGATTGGGTGCATGTGCCAATAACTTCTTCTTATCAAAAGTGTTATGATTGTGTGAAAACACAAGAATAGACTTCAATGGATCAAACTGAATAAAGGGGACGGTATACCCCTTTAAAAAATCTTTCTCTTCTGCCAATGCCTTGAAATCATCATACTTAGTTTCCTTGAGGAGTTCTCGCTTAAATGCAAAGGTGCCCGCAGTGGCGTGGTTGTCAGAGTAAGGGCCGAACCTGTACATTTGCTGCACGTGTTTGAAATATAAGAATAGCACGGTTGATCCGCCAGCCATTACTTTGGGGTCTGACATAAGTTTTTCTACGGCGTGACTAATGCGATCGGGGGGGTAGTAATCGTCGTCATCTTGGTATACGATAATATCTCCCTTACACTTTTCGTGCATATAGTTACGCTTTCTTCCTAAAACCATCTGTTTCTCTTCTCTAAAGTATTTCACTTGAGGGATATCTTTCACCAAGTCTTCAATGGGGTCTGTTCCGTCATCCACAATAATCCATTCCATTCTGTCTTTTGGGTAATCGTATTCGTTGAAACATTGGATTGCCATAGGGAAGAATGGTCTGCGATTATAGGTAGGTGTGCAAATACTTACGAATGGTAGCAAATCGCCATCATCCTTTTTTTTAGTATTTCCCCCCTTGTTATTTTTGGTTGGTTTTTTTCCCATGCTATAGTTATATAATTTATGATATTTTTAAGTAATTAACTTAAATATCATATTATCTATTATCTAGAAATATTGGTTACGTGTTGTTTATTACATTACACCCTTGAATATTTAAAACGCCGTTTTAACTAACAAGGGTTTGGGTCTGAACCCGGTAAAATCAATAGTAAGGAGTTTCACCCTACGATGGCCCAACTGTAAATCCAACTTAAGTATCAGCGACCCACTTCCTTAATCGCATACAGGTTTATTTACTTTATTGGTGGAGGACGAAATGAGTAGGTATTTGATATGCGGTTCTTTTTGCTTTTATCGCTCACGCACATCACCTAAATCCAGTAAAACAGGAGAAGCAACCCCATTATTCTTCATTATTGCTTACTATGATTAGTAGTATTCCTTTATATTAGTTTGTAATATAATAACAGGCGTTTTAAATCTTCAAGGGTGTAAA